AGGCGTAATCTTCTACCATATTTTTTAGCCATTTTGTAAAATTAGAAATAAAAAACCTTTTTTTTCAAGTGGGATTTTTTACTTACTAACTACTTTTTGTTTATATCTGCAATCGATTGGCCTAATACAAGAGCCATAATAGAATACACCAATGATTGAGCAGTAGCTGGATCCATGTGTAGATAATCACTACATAAGGTTATTAAAATTCCTGCTATTGTATAAATTGCTTTCTTACTTCCCAAAATCTTTTTAATAGTTTGGGTAATTATCCATGATTTCATTTTATCTGTTTTTAATTATTAATTCAATTTTCTCAAAACTTCCTAAATCGTACATCAATTTGTAAAACGCTTTTCGGCTTTCGCCTACAAAATTCAATGCTCTGGTATTTCCTAACAATATACAACCCTTGCTGTTTTTAGGATAATTACCAATGTGCATTAAAATCAATTCTCTATCTTCTACATCTAAAATATGCAGATGCTCATATTTATATTTGCTTTCTTCTGTATGCCTTTTTTTAACCTCATAAACGCCTTTGGGAATGCAAGATACTCTTTTTTCGTTATCTTTCCAAGGCAGCTCCAAAGTATGCCCATAAAATTCTCCATCAAAATATAGTTTTCCAATTGTGGATTTATCAGTAAAAGTATCTCTTATCAGCAATAAATTTGCTTTTGGCTTTTTCATAATGCTTTTAGCTTTTATGAATCTTTTTTTTAATAATCGGCAAAGCACCTAATCTATTTTTATTTAAGAAAAATTGCGGATATTTTTACACCTTTTACATTGGCAATTAATCGCCTTTCTTTTATTTCTTTTGCATCTTCCACTTTTCCCCATTTAGGATGGCTTGCTTTTTTATTTATTTTTTTCTTTTTTGGCATCTTTTGTAAATTTATAAATAGTAAATGCAATGGCAAGCACTAATGAAATAAAAGTTAAAATCTCATTGCAGCTGGTTAAATTTAACCCTATTGCACTTCCATTGGCTGTCATTACTTGTAAGCTATCCCCTATTTCTTTTTTCATTTTATTCGTAAATTAATGTAAATGTAATCACTCCTCTAAAACTTGTTGTGCCAGTAACTGAAATCGTTGGCACTATTATATCTCCTGCACTTATTGTAGCTGCACTTAAACTGCTAAAAGTTCCCAATCTTGGTTTTGCGTTTCCATTCATTGTTAGGGTTACAGTTCCTATTGATGTTTGAGTTAAAGCAGCGCTGGCATCATCTGTAGGCGATACTTTGTAAAGAGTTACAGTTAAATTATCAGCACTACTTCCGCTTATAGCTACTCTTCCGCTTTCAATTTTACAATCATTATCTAATAACAATCTTGAGCCTTTTAATGCTCTTTGCGTTCCTATTTGGCTTGGAGCATCTGGATTTATTTCGCTCCATCTTCCGCTTTTATTATTATCCTCTCCCTCACTTACATAAAAGTTGCCGCTGGATATATTATTCCCCTCACATCTAAAGCTAACTACTTCTCTACCTACTTTACCAGCTCCATCTATTGTAGAAGATGTTACTGGCATTCCGCCAATAGTTCCCTCTGTTTTATTTTGGTATTGCTGGATTAAATTTCTTTGATTTATTCCTATTAAAGCTCCTACTGGCACATCTTCATCAAAAGCAAAAGCATCTATGGTTAAAGAGGTATCTCCACTTGATTGCGCTGCATTTAGCCTTAAATTATAAATTTCTCCAGATTGGTTATTTATTAAATAAATTCTATCATTATCAGCTAATAAAGTTTCTCCAATATCATTTATAGGAATAGAGGTAATTTTTTCTACTAATATTATGCCATCAATATCCAATGTAGTACCTGCAGCGCTTGCTAATATTTGGATAGTAGTAGATGTTTCTGGAGTAATGCTTTGCGTGTAATCTCCATTGGCTGTTACTGTAGTGCCTGCAGTAGCTCCTAATTGAACATAAACACCGCCAGAGCTATAACCGCTAACAGTAAATTGAACTTCATATTGCTTACCTAAAGTAATTGCTGAAGAAACGCTTAAAGCCCCTTGCCCAGAAGCAACGCTTGCAAACTTTAGCTGGCTGGATGCTATTGTAACTCCAGAGCTTTTACTCCAATCGGAATCAGCTGTAAATTGGCCATTTGCTACTTTATTTTGAGCAGATAAAACGGCTGTAGTGGTAGCAATAACTGCAGGAGGGGCTATTTTAGGGGCAATTAAGCCACCAGATGGAGCAGATGTATTGGATGCATTAGGATATGTAGTTCCCCCAATTGGAGAGGTTAATGAGTTTAAATTTGTAGTAGTAGTGGTAATAGTTGGGCTTTTCCTTTCAATGTTAAACCATTCTCCATCCCACTCATCATCTCCAGTTGTAAAGCTACCTCTTAAAAAAATATAGTTTTTAGATGGGAAAGTTCCATCTGGATGCACTAATCTACCAATAGGATTAATATATTTTGGCCTTGTTGCAGTTGTATCATTTTCGTATCTTTCATGCCGCCCTAAAACTATCCTGGCATTCATTCTATAAATAGACGTGTTTTGCCCTTCTAAATATTGCTCTAATAAAAGTTTTGTCAAACTTAATGGAGTTGATGGCGTAATAGTACCAAGCCCCCAATCTCCAGATGGATCAGTAAATACCCATGAACTTCCATTCCAAACTTGTATAGCTGAAGCATCAGAGCCAAGCGCACTATCTCCCCAATTTAATTGCCCCAAATATATTTCAGATGTATCACTGGTATTGGTTTGGCTTATAAATTTAGAGCCTAAAGCGCCGACACTAAAAGAAGAATTTAATAAATATAACTCACCTCTAAAAGGACTTCCGCTGCCAGTGTAAATTAATGTTTGAGTATTTACTCCATTAGGTTGAGCCACTACTTGATTGCTCCAAGTGCCTGGAACAGCACTTAATTGGTTTTTCCATTTTACTCCATGAGTTGTATAATTAATTCCATTTGCTGTAGTTGAAAAAGTACCATTAATACCCTTAATTTTTACGGGATCTTTAGGAGAGCCATTGGAAAAATATGATGCTAAAATAATTTCAAACTGCCAAGTTCCAGTTACCCCAGTAATAGCTGGCATTTCTCCACTTGGGCTACTATGTGGAGTTAATGTAGCCATCCCACCATTGTTTGAAAAATCTGGAGATGATAATCTAATAAAATCTCCTACACCTGGAAGAGTTGTACTCCATGCATAGCCACCAGAGCCATTAGAATATAGGTATTGAGTTGATCCTGTACCAGTAGATCCAGAGGGAATTGATGCTTTTATGTAGCAATCAAAATCAACTCTAAAAACATTAAAAGCGGTATTATAGCTTGCTACGCTTGTATCTTGTTGAAATGATAAAGGAATTTTTAATAGGAATTTAGTAGCTACTTGAGGATCCTCCATTATCAATTGAGATACGGAAACCATTGTACCCCCAGGCCCTGGCGTACTTTCAGGAAATCCATTAAAATAGTTTTCGCCCCCAAAGTTTATAAAATCGGCACTAACTTTTTTAAGTATTGGATAATTCTCAAAAGTTGTGCCTGCTAATTTTTGAATGCCTTTTCCTGGATTTGTTTGGTTTTCTATTACTTGATTATATCTACTCCAATAACCACTGCCTAAAAAATCTCTACTTGCTATCTGCGCTCCACTTAAATTATAATCTCTTGTGTTTATATTTTCAGGATTAAATAAAGTTCCAGATTCTGCAGTATTATAACCATCAATTTGAATAAAATGATACACATGTTTCCAATAGATACACCTCATCCCAAAGGTTATGCAAAGGCTTTTTAATACATCATAAGAATTCCTTATAATTATATTGCCATCAGCATCCACCTCCTCCATCATTCCCATTTTTATTTTGGTTTGATGTAAAGGCCCAAAAGTCATTCCAGCGTTAGCGTGCTGCTCATTGTACCAATTTACAGCTGCTCTAATTCGTACATCTGTTGTAATACCTTGAGTAGTTCCAGGAGGTGTTATTTTATTAAGAATTTCTTTAATCCAATAAGTAATTCTTTCTTGGCCTTTATGTTTGTAAGTAAGGCTCGTTGCTTCATCACTCCAAAACCCAATATCTTTTAATCGTGCTAAGCCATCAGTAGCCGTTAATTTTACTTCATAGGGAAAGCTAACATCTTCTTGCGCTCCTAAATCAGTTAATAAATAGCCACTCCATAAGGGAGCATATTGAGCCAAGCCATTAATATATAATGCTACAACTACATCCTCCTCATTAGAATTTTCAATTAATTGCTTTATAAAAACTTGATCAACTGCATCTTTTACAATAAAAGGAATTTCCATTTTAGATGCAATAATTGGAGTGTAGCGACTATCGCTATCAGTATCATAAGAGATTTTGCAACCCCCAGCTCCTAATGAGCATGTTTTTGTAGTGCCAGTAAAGTTTTGATCTCTTATTTCCAGATAGTATTGCCTGCCATTAAGCGAAAAATACGTACTTTCATATCTTCTATTGTATGCCATTAGACAAATCTATTTCGGCTTACGCCAGCTTTATCATTACTTAAAAATATGTCATTTCCTACTAATCTTCCAGTAACTCTTAAATCTCTACCCATATAATTTTTTAATTTATCAAGTGGGGCTATTACTTCTGGATTGCTTATGCTTGTACCGCTACCCTCTCCCACTAAAGCCATTGTTGCGCCAGTAACTAATCCCCCATTTTGAAATCCAAATATGTTTCCTATTCCTTTAAGTAAGCCTGAAAATAAGCCAGAAGAGGTTGGTAATCCTGCTCCTAACATAGTGCCACCAAAAAGAGCGGATGCTATTTGCAACCCAGCAAGCATTGCTAATTGCTGGGCAACTGCAGCTTTTAGATTGCTAATAAATGATTTGAAAAATCCCTCTTGAGATGTTAAAGCATTAGAAAAAGCATTTGCAAAAGTATGGCCAAATTGTCCTATAGCTGCATTGTATTCCTCTTGCATTGTTCTTAACTTTTCTGTCGCTTTAGTAATTTTGTTAAGAGGGCCTATAAAAGGCTTTTCCCCCTCAAGGCCAGCGCTTTTAGGATCAAGAAAGAATGGAATTTTATGCTCGGTAGTGCCTCCGCCACCAATTCCCATAAAATCCCCTAATCCTCCTAATGCTTTAGCTGCTTTTTTTGCTGCATTTTTAACTGCATCTGCAAAAGTTCCAAATTCATGTTCATATGCTTTTGTTTCAACTTTTAATTCTTCCAAACTATCTGCTATATCCTCAAAAGGATTAGGGAGTGGATTTTTACCAAAAAACTCTAAAACTTCATTAAATCCTTTGATAAGCATAGATATGGGGCTAAACTCTATTATCCATTGCGCAGCTTGGATAAGGGCATTTTTCCACCAATCCCAATCAGATAGCCTTTCCTTAAATGCTTCAAAATTATCTGCTACATAAACTAACCCAGCAGCCAAGGCTATTATACCAAGTAAAATTGCTCCCCCTGGCGTAAATAAAGCAGCCATTGCTGTTGATAATTGCCCTACTACAAATAATAAAGGGCCTATTGTGGCAGCCAATATTCCTATAGTTGCAATAACTTTTTTTGTATCTTCATCTAAACTTGTAAAAGATGTAAATAAATCTCTTATTTTATGAACTATTTTTAGAACTATTGGTAATAATTGATTTCCTATTTCTACTGACAAATCAATTAATTGCGCTTGCATTTGCCTTACTTGATTAGCTAAACTTCCAGATGTTCTTTCAAAATCTCCTACAGCTTTAGAGCTTTGTTTTAGGGCGAGCTGATAAGTTAAAGTAGCTTTCTTCACTCTATCTAATTCCTTAAAGACTAAACCTTGTTCTGCAGCAAAAGATTTTAAGTCGGCTTCAGTAATTGCTATCCCTAATGATTTAATGCTTTCTCTTTCTCCTAATAATGCTTTGGTTAAAGCTAAAGATGCTCCCTCTGCTCCACCGCTAAAATTAGTGAAAGATGCTAAATCTACTGCTAATTCATTTACTTGTTTAGATAGTTCTAAAGCAGATTTTTCGGTAAATCCAAAACCTACTAATAAATCTCCAGTATCTCCAAGCAATTGCTTTGCTGCTTTTTCAGAAAGTCCAAAAGATTTCTTAAATGTATCTGCAGTTTCTTCAGCTTCTTTTTGAATGCTACTAAATACTGTTTTGAATTTAGCATCTGTTTCAGCAAAATCTGAAGCCATTTTTACAGCTGCAGCTCCAAGCCCTATAATTGGTAATGTTACATTTCTGGTAAGATTGCCTCCCACCCTTTCCATTCTTTTACCAAACTTACTTATGCTTCTCTGGGCCTTTTTCATTGCCCTTTCAAAACCTCTTAAATCAGCTCCAAAAACTATATTTAATAAACCTATACTTTTATTTGCCATGCTCTTCTAACTTTTTAATGTATTCAGCTTTTGCTTTTAATTTTTCAAAATCCACCTCTTCTTTTTTATCCCAATCAAATTTAATCAAGTCAGTAAGTTTTAATTTTTTACCTTTTGCAATTTGGATATTTAATAAATAGCAAGTTTGCCATCTTGTTCTCTCCCATTCATTGCGCTCCCTCATCTGCTCCAATTCAAAAAAGCCATTTAACTTATTAAAAAAATGCTTTGGAATCATATTATAAAATTCCTCTACACTCATTCCCAATTGCCCAAAAGCAATTCCTTCAAGTTTATCCCAAGTTAGCTTTTCGCTTTCTTGGGCTTGGGCTTTTTTTCGCTATCTCCCCCCATCATTTGCGTAAGCACTTCCATGCATCTTCCTATAGCATCAAAATCTCCATCCATTAAATCAGCTAAATCATCTACAGATAATTTACATTCCTGTTTTGCTGCTCTATATCCATCCTCTATGCCACAATAAATTAAAATAAGAGCGTCATTAAGATTCATATCTGCTCCTAATTTATTAAGCTCATTTAAGGTTGTACCAGTTTTCATTGAATATTTACGCAAAGCATTAAATCCAAATTTAATAGGATATTTGTCCTCTCCTAATTTTACAAAAGTATATTCCATTTTTTCAAGTTTTAAAATGCTCTCACCCAAACGCAACCCACCTGAAAAAAGGATGCGTAAGGGATATTGAGCAAGGTTATTAGCTTACAGTTTGAGTAATAGCTCCAGTACCTGCAAAAGTCATACTATAAGTTGCAGTATCTTCAGTTCCGCCAGTAGAAGAAAAAGATGTTAAGAATGCACTCCCTTCATAATAAGTGTCTCCAGTAGCACCTCCAGTATTTCCCCATCTTAATACAAAAGCCTCTCTTGTATTGCTACCTGCATCAAGCATGTATTTCAAAACTAAATCATCCGCTCCATTAGTTAAAGCCGATCCAGCTGCATTAGTCCAAGCATAAGCCCCATCCACACTTACTTCAAAATTCCTTTGCCCCTCCAAAGATTCAGCAAAGCCGCCACTCTCTTTATTAGAAATATCTCGAGTGTCCATGTTTATTGTAATAGATGCAGTTTGAGCAAACGCTATAAGGATATTAGTTGAACTATCATAAACTTTTAAGTCCGTTCCATTAAGTATTGCCATTTTTCTATTTTTTTTATTTGTTAATTATTATTGTTTTTATACATAAAGAGCAGCAATTGTAACGCTTGTTACAGCACTATAAGTAATCGCTATCTCACTATTCCCATCATTAAAAGCGGCTGGGGCAAACCCTCCAATAAATGCCTCTCCACTTGCTGCTATTGCTATACTTGCATTAGCTTTAGTTAATTCTCCAAAAGCTCCAGATTCTACTGATGTAGTTTGAGCAGTTATAGTAACTGTTATCTCACTACCGCCACCATTTTTAATACTCAAAAATAGGTTGCCATTATTATCTGCAGTATCTCCCCCTGCATTTGCAGCCACATAAGTTGCCGCTATGCCTGCTTCTGTTATTTGTTGCACATTCAATTCAGCCATTTTTCTTTACTTTTTTAGATTTCTTTTTCGGTTTTGCAATATAACCTTTTTCCATTGCTTCTTTAGCCAAATCATCATTTAAGCATACCATTCTCCCCTCTTTGAATAATTTGCTTGCGCTAAATTGCCACTCTTTTATTATTTTATAAGTTTTCATTTTTTTCTTTTTAATTAGATACTGGATTTATTTGCCTTAATACAAATGATAAAGTTTGCACATATACCCCCATTCCATCTCCCTCTATTTCAAAATCTTCATCATAGCTTGTAAATTGTATGCTTTGCACTTGCACTCCAGATGTAGGATAATTTCCAGTTTTTCTATCTAAAGCGATCCTGGCTTTTTGCGCTAAATCTACTGCCACATTATAACTATCAGAAAAGCATAAAACATCAAAACTATTCTCATCAACTGTACTTACGCCATCTTTAGTGTCATTAGGAGTTACAGTTGTAGTTCTATACACTATAAAAGGAAATGTGCTTCCTTGCTTTGCTACATTAGGAAAAATTCTTGTACCTGCTAATGCTGCTACATCAGAATCTTGAGATAAAATATCATATACTGCGTATCCTATTTTCATTTTAATATCCTAAAGTTCCGTATTTTTTTAATCTCCTTTCATGCCTTTTAATAGCTTTTGCTGCAATATCAATTGCCTCTCTAAAAGCGTTCTTTGTCATCCCTACTTTATTATTATCCCAAGCTGGCTGCATAAACTTTTGGGCTTTCCCTCTTCCTTTTCCATAAAACATAACCTCATCTCCATATTCAATAAAAGGCCCATAAAAGCCAGATTTTTCTTTAGTACGAAATGCGCCCTTTACTCTCGGTCCTAAATACAAGCCCATGAAATTCTTTGTTTTTCTGGTAGTAAAAAAAGCAATACTATCTCTCAATCTACCAGTATCTTTTGGCACTCTATTTTTAGCCTCTTCTAAAGCATCCTTTGCTACTTTACGCCAAAGAGCTTTCCATAAATTGTATTGCTTTATTTGTTTAGGTAAATCCCCAAACATCTCTGCAATCTCTTTTGCTCCCTCTATTTTAAAAGTTGCTTGCGCCATTAATCCTTTTGTTCTGTAGTTATTTTTAAAAAAGCATCTCTACCCTCTATTTGCTCAATGTTATGCACATAGTAATATTTAGTAGTGCTATCTTGCACATATTTTATTCTCCAGCTTAAAGTAGGCCCAGCTTCAGCTTGCGTACCCTGTAGCCATGCGCTCATATCTAAATTCCTTATGTAAAAATCCACTTTTGTTATTCCAGTAATTTTATCACTTTCATTTTTTATACTTCCACCATCCCAATCTATTTTAGCCCAAACAGTTCTAAAATCTAAAAATTCAGAAATAACAGAATTTCCGTAAGCAGTATTAGCATAAACTGGGTATTGTATTACCACTCTTCTATCAAGCTCTCCTATTGTCATATAGCTATCGTTTGCACTTTGTACTGCTCTAATAAATATTGAGCCGATTTAGGAAGCTCTGTAGCTATTCTTCCGACTATAACCTCTTGTCTATTTTGATACCAATTTCCAATAGTTAAAAGTACCGCTTGCTTTATACCTTGAGGCACATCTGCAGCTTCTCCATAACCTACTTTATAAGTAACTTCTACAGCGTTTATTCTATGTGCTAATTGAGGAAAATCTTTATCTGGCTTCAATCCTATCCTTGCTGGCTGGTGCTTTATATCTGATAACCATATATCTGTTGAAAGAGTTTGCAAAGAGTTATCCTTATCATAATATTTTACATCTACCACTAAACTAACCTTACTTTTGAATAAGTAGCTGATATCTTCCCATTTATCTCCATATTGTATAATTTGAGTAGTGAGAAAAAATCTATTTGTAAAAGCCTCAGCCGATTG